TTTCAGAAACACCTATTAATAACAGTTCATTTTCTCATCTGAAATTTAAGGGATCCGTAGAGTCATTGTATGAAACAATTTCTCTGGATCGACCTATATTCCAAATTCCATTTCCCAAACGGTTTAAAGCCAGAAGCTTTAAAGGTTTGAAGAAACGAATACGGAAAAATGAACTCGCCGGTAAGGAAACTTCCCTTCGTGGAGGTAAGAGGGCAAATTTGCGTGCCCCACCTCCTGAAGTAACTTATGAAGAATACACTCGAAAACACGTTGAACATTTCGTTCTATGTTTAAGAGACGCATTTGGCTTCAGAAGTCCATTTGAAGTGATCGACGGTGTTACCAATAAATTAGTTAAACTTTTTAAACCTTTCCCTATTGAGAAGGTGTTTAAATGGTTTTATGGTAACGCGTTGGGTTGGTCGACTAATGTCTTGGAAGACATAGTGTCCCTTCCCTCCGTCAATGCTTTAGGTTTAAACTCAAAGATGTATTACGACGCTTGTAAGATTTTTGGTGGAAGACTATATTGTTTTCTCAAAAAATTCTTTCGTCGTCAAGTAAGACATTGTTTAGGATCTAGCTGGAAACGGAAACGATCAGCTTTTTCGAAAGCCCAAACTTTTCTTATGTTTAAGAAAGGTTCCCCTCAAGTTTCAAAAGAACTTATAGAGGAAGCGAATCAAAAACATATGAAAGCAATGAGTAATAAAGAACTAGGCCTTTCTCATAAGGTAGTTCTTAAAGAACATGACCCCTCTTTTCTTGAACCTTTAAGTGTTCATCAGTCATTCGACTACTCCAAATGTGGAGGATGGGGAGATTATGAAGTTGATTTTGTTGACTTCGCTAACAATCAAAAGAGTATTGAAAAACAGGCACAGAGTATTATTTATAAGCTCTTTAAGCCTCGCTCTTTTGTTAAAGTCATGTTAAAGGAAAAAACCTTATTTCCTTCCACCAGTTCTCATTCCGAACAATATGCGACGATCCTCGATGGAGGTGCCGTACCAATAATAAAACGGTATCTTGGTAGAGTTGATCATGATCGGGATAAAGATTTAATATACGAGACTAATAATTTAGATAAGATGTTATATCATCCTCGTACTGGTGTTGTTACTCATTACATTGTAAACTTTGAGCCTGAAATTCATGAAAGAATGGCCAAACATTTACAATGCGAACGAGATGCTAAATTCCCTGCTATCCCCATACACCTAAGAGAACCATTAAAGGTAAGAACAATTACCAAAGGACCATCTTTACCATATTGGTTTTTCCGACCAATACAAAAGTTTTTATGGTCTACTCTTCAACGAAACCCTATCTTTGCTTTGATAGGTGAGCCTATAAGTGTTAATCACTTAAATCCTCTTTTAAAGCTCGTTGAAAGTCGGGAAGGTTCTTGGTTGTCTGGAGATTATTCAGCTGCTACCGATAATCTTGTGCGTTGGTTATCAAAATATATCTGGTCTCAAATTTGTTTGAGGACTGGTATACCAGATTCTGTTTATCAAATTGGGAAGAGAGGTTTAATAGGACATAATTTATTATATCCTAATCTCTCGATTCCACAACAGAATGGTCAGCTGATGGGTTCACCATTATCCTTTCCTATTTTATGTTTAGCAAATGCAACTATTTGTTCGCTGGCTTTTAACAAAAATAATAGGAAAGTTCCTTTTAATCAATTACCCATGAGAATTAATGGGGATGATTGCGTCATGTTTTATGACGACGGTGAACGTTTGCAGTGGAATTGCCTTGCTAAATTCATTGGAATGACTCCCTCTCCAGGGAAATGTTACTTTGCCAAAAATTGGATCCAAATGAATTCAGAACTGTTTGTTCTCAATAGCAAGGGCTCTTTCTGCCACATACCTTTTATTAATTTTTCTCTAGCCTCGCCATATTTGGCAAAAGGAGGACTAGAACGACCTTCAGAATCTATTCAACAATCTATGCTATCTTTCTGTTTTGGAAAATCAGATAAGATGATAGATATTTATTTTAGACGCATGGCGCCTTGGTTGAAGAAGAAGTGTCCGGGAAAGGTATCTTGGTTTTTGCCTCAATGTTTGGGAGGCTTAGGACTTATGTCAAAGAAATTTGACGGCAGTTTATTCACGACATCCCAACTAAAGGTTGCTACTCTCTTTTATCAAAGAGGTATGTCGGGTAAGAAATTACCTTACAGATTAACTGCTGATCAGGGTTTAAAGTTTTCTTATCAAGAATTTAATCCAAAGTTAAAGGATTATAGTATTAATTTACCTATTTTTGATAAAGAAATCCCTAATGTTAAGTCGTTTTGGGCAGAAAGATTTTTTAAAAAGAG